AGAAGACCTCCAGGACGTTTTTGCTTGATCAGTTCAGCTTGCACTGCCGCTCCAATCGCAGAGCCAAGCGCCTTAGCGTTAGGTTCATTGCCTTGAGCTTGTGAGCCAGAAGCATTGACATTTACAACGATGTTAGCTTCACCAAAACTACCTGCGGGGGCGACGCTTCCAGTCCTTCCGGGCGTAAATAGTTCAGGGCCTTTTTCGCCAACGACATAAGACCTACCCCCCATGGCAGTGCCGCCATTAGCAAGGAACCCTGAAAACAAAGACCCTAAAATCCCGCTTCCTCCCGTAAGAGTTCCGCTGATGTTGCCGAAGAACAGCATGTTGCGAGCTACTTGCAGGAGTTGATTTGCAAGATCATTGAGCAAACTTGTTGCCGCATCAGCCAATGACTTCGTACCATCAACGGCACCTTTCAAAGCATTGGTTACACCGTCAGCGATAGTGTCGCCAATGCCTTGATAAACATTTTTTAGCTCTTCGGCGCGTTTTTTCTCCTCTTGTTGTGCCTTAGCCTTGGCATCGGCCTGCTTTTCGTTTTCTTCTGTTAAGGCTTTTGTCGCGTCTTGCTGTTCATACAAGGCAAGAGTCGCTCCGAGTTCTGTTTTAAGCTGAGCCTCGCTTAAGCCTTTTTTGTTCTCAATTATGTTGGCAATGTTTATCTGACGTTCAAATTGCGTGCGCTCCTCTTCGGTTAGAGCTGCGGCAAGCAAGGTTTGCTCTTGCAATGAACGCACTCTTTTCGCTGACTCCTCTGCAATTTTTTTTAGAAGATCTGCTTCGTTTCCTGCAGCAGTTGTCCGCCCTTTTGCTCCTTTGCCTTTGTCAGTGCCTGTAAGCAGTTCAGGACTTTTGACGGTTTTCAGTGTTTCAACAGGAAGACTTCGCAAAAGAGCGTCCTCGACATCCCTTCTCCTCATGATTCGCCCCTGCAAAGCCTCTAGCGAGGCATTGAATTCATCAGATTGAGGGCGAATGCGCTGCAGTTGTTGAGAGAGCTTGTCAAGAACAGCTATGTTTTGCTTGATTCCGGCTCTATTTTTTTGAGCACTTAATTGATTAAATATGTTTTCAGCGTTTTCTACTGCTTCACTCGTAAAGCCGCCAGTAATTTGAACTCCTAAGCCGCCTAGCTGCCTATTAAGTCCACCCATTCGATTAGCTGCTAGCAATCTATTGACAGCATCTAAAGCTTGAATAGCTTGATCAAAAACGCCTTTGATGGTAGGCGACAACACTTCTCCTATTCGTCTCGCCAATGTATCTACGCCATCCTGAATAGTGCTTAATTTTCCAGACAAAGTATCTGACTGTGCGATTGCACCATCTGCATACTTTCCACCTTGTTCCGTTAATTTTTCCAAGGCGAAGCTGACAGCCTCGGCACTGATTTGACCTTTGCTTAATGCCTTTTGGAATTCGTCGGCAGTCAACCCATACTCTTTACGCAAAGTGCCCGCCAAATCAACGCCACGCTCTTGCAGTTGCAGCAGCTCCTCACCCTGCAATCTGCCCTTAGCCTGGATCTGACCGAAAGCAGTAGCAATACCGCTTAAATCCGCACCTGTTGCCCCAGCAACATCACCAAGTCGCTTTGTTACATCAACAATTTGCTCTGTCTCAAAACCAAACGCCTTTAAACGTTTTGCCGTCTCAATAAGCTCTGAGCTTGTAAACGGAGTAACAGCACCAAATGCCTGCAACTCTTTGATAATTTTTTGCGCGTCTCCGAGTGATCCAGTGAGAACTTTTAGGCTTCTGGCCTGTGTTTCTAATTCAGCAGTCTTGAAGAAAACAAATTTTGACGCCTGAATTGCGGCAAAGGCACCTGCAAGTTTACCAACAGTACCTTGAAGTGTATTGGCAGCTTTGTTGACGCGATTTAGTTGATTGACAGCATTGCGGCCATCAACCCTAAGCTCAACGTTGGATACTGCCACGGCTCACGCAAGCAATGTTTTTATTTTACCGCCGACCCATTTTTGCGCGATCCATTGCCTTCTCTTCTTGCTCTCGTCTGACTTCGTAGAAAGCAGCAAAATGCACAAGCTCCGCATCGGTCAATTCCATGCGAAGCCTGCTTACTGTCATGCCTAATTCGCAGGCCAGGTGGAACTCAAAAAAGGCCCACTTGTCCTGCTTTAGTCGTTTTTTGCGTCTTCAAGATCAGCATCCTCTCCAAGGCCGAACAGGAACAGCTCAATCTCATTCAGCACAGATTCAGGCAGCTGACGCTGAAGTTTTGCAGCATCAGCAGCAGCAAAAGCCTTGGTGCCATCCTCAAGCTCTGCAATCTGGCAAAGCATGTTGGTGCTGATGTCTAGCGCCTCATCAGTACCAGCTAACTGCTGTGCTTTTTTACGATCAGCGCGTGTGATCGGCTTGAAGTACAGGTCGACAATCTTTTTGCCGTCTGCGTTCTTCAGCTCAAACTTGCGGCGCTGGTTGAGGTCAAAAGCCCCAACCAGCAGATCAACGGTGCGATTTGAAGCAGGCATCTAAGCGACAAATTTGTCACTCAAACTATACCTCTATCACTCCAAATTGGAAGTGATGGTTCCAGAAGTGATGAAGTTGCAGCTGACAATCACAAGCTCACCAACCGTGGAAGTAATTTCCATGTCGGTGATGATGCCAGCAAAGCTCACAGAGTCAGTGCCGGTGGTGGTGCCAGTGGTGAACAGCTCAAAGGTTGCATCTGCAGGGTCTGCAGTGGTCACAACGTCTTCAAGGAATCCAGCTTGACCAGTTGCGTCGGGATCGTAAACAAGCTCAACAGTACCGGAGCCAGACACCATGCTGCCAACAAAGCTGCGGAAAGTGTCGCCGTGAACGCTGGTGTCGAGCGTTTCTTTTGTGATCGACAGACTCCAGCTGCGAGTGCCAACAATCGTGGCATTACTAGAGCCTGCTGCATCAAATTGAACAGTTCCCTGTTCGCCTCGAATGGTTGCCATGGTCAGAGTTCCTCGATGAATTCAAAGGTCACACGGACCTGAGTTTGAAAGTAGCCTTCAGGTGCTGGGGTTCCAACAACTTCAGGGCCGATTGGCGCATCGAAGTAAACCCCCGACACTATGATCCGATTATAGAGATCACGAATACGCTTGCCGATCGTATAGTTAGCGCCGGAACCAACACCAGCAGGCGTGAAGATATTGACGACGATAACGCCAACAATTCGATTTCTAGAGTCAGTCGTTAAACCTTGGCTTAGATATTCATTGGCCCCAAAGTTTAATAGGCACTGCACCCATGATGAATTAGGCGTTGGCGCATAAGATACGTTGTTGAATACAACTGGAATCGCAGGACTTGAAGCAAGCTCAATCGCAAGCCTTGACTCAACTGTTGCGCGTACTGTGTTTAGATCTGCTGCTGCCATTATCCTTGCCTCTTGATTTTTTCATATTGTGATCGTACATAGGCTTGCATTTCTTTGCCGATAAGATCAATCCAACCTGCTGGTGCTTTGGGGCTATAACCATTTGCCAATGGTTCAGCATATGGCAAGTTGTTGTGAATGCTGTAATAGTTGCCAAGTTTCTCTTGCCCAGCTTGATAATTCGATCCTTTTAGTGGTGCTGGCGATCCTTTGTAATCACCCTTGGGTGCTGGTGTGCTGTTTGCATTATTCTCCCCAACTTGCCAGCTAATACGAAATCTGCCGGTATCAACTGGGCTTCCTTCTTTTGCTTTGCGATCAGTTTCAAGCACAGTCACACGCAGTAACTGCTCAACTTGATCCCCCATGTAACCAGCAATTTGTGTCAGCTTGATTTCTCTTGCCATGATCAAGCTCTCAGGAACAACTGATAAACGATCGCCTGATTTGCTTGCTCAATCGTTTCAACCTGCACGATTTGATGCGTCACGCTGCTGATCACTACCTTGTCATCAAGACCAGGCACGGCAGACAATGCAGATGCTGCAACGGTTAGTTTCTTGTCATCACCACGCACAAGGTCATTCACTTCAGATGCGTTCACATCTTCCAAAACACCCTTGACAGTTTCAGTGGTGATCGTTTCAGTCGCTGTTCCTGTTGTCGGATTGTAAGACCCAAGCGAGACAGATTGAATCGT